TTCAATTTCAAGGGGAGGAAGACGATATGTGCTTGTTGTATTGCCAACAACTTCTTTAGTAGTAGTAATTCTTACTTTAATCTTTGTATTACCAGCAACACATAAGTTGCTCATCTCAACCTTATCCTTAAAGGAGGAGTGAGAGTTACAATGATCGATATTCATGATATAAATTCGACCTGTTTCTGCTCTTTCTTTCAGAAGGTCCAGAATGAGTTCTTGAGCTCCGATAGTCTTTCTCGGAATAGAGTCATCTCGTTCAAAACCCACATACAACTCATCAAATCGATCAGTACCAAAAGCATCATACAAACCAGGAACGTCGTGTGGAGAGAAGAGTGAGACTTCTCCATTTTGGATGAAACGTTCATAGAAGAGTTTACTGATTTGAATACTATAATCTAGTTTACGAACTCGGTTGTCCTCTGTACCTTTGTTGTTCTTAAGAACAAGAATGTCCTCTATTTCTTTGTGCCAGATAGGAAAGTGAACTGTAGCAGAACCACCTCTGATGCCGTTCTGTGTACAGCATCGGACAGTTGCTTCAAACTTTTTAAGGAAGGGGACAACGCCTGTATGTTGTACCTCGCCACCTCGTATTTTGCTGTTGATACCACGGATTCTGCCAGCGTTAATGCCGATACCAGCCCTCTGTGCGACGTATCTGCCAATAGCCATATCACTGCTAAAGATACTATCGAGGGAGTCATCAACATCAACGAGAACACAAGATGCAAATTGACGAAGGGGTGTTCTGACCCCTGCCATGATTGGTGTTGGGATGTTGAGTTTGTGTTTGGAGATTGCGTCATAATACCTCTTAACGTAAGAAAGTCTTGTCTCCTTAGGATACTCTTGGAAAATAGTCAGAGCAATCATGATGTACATGAACTGAGGAGTTTCGTAAACCTCCCCAGTGCTCCTATCCTGCACTAAGTATTTATCGGATACCTGCCGTAATCCCGCATATGTAAACAAGTAGTCACGATCATGATCAATAAAAGTTTCTACCTTTTGAATTTCTTCCAAAGAATACTTGGAAAATATTTCCTTATCATAAATGTGATCATAACAAAGTTTTTGAATATGATCAACAAGTGAAGGATGATCTCTCATAACACCATAAAGTTGTTTTCTTAGAGAAAACAAGAGAAGTCGAGCAGCAACATATTGATAATTTGGATGTTCCAGATCAATCAGATCACTCGCACTCTTAATCAGGATCTCCTGAATTTCTTTCGTGGTAATTCCATCATAAAACTGAATACCAGAAGTCATCTCCACTTGACTTGCAGAGACCCCTGCAAGACCCCTACAAGCCTCTGCAACCATCAGGTGCATCTTATCCAGGTCAAGAGACTCAATATTACCATTTCTCTTAACAACTTTTGTACCGTTAGTCATACCTTTTTCCAAATAGTAAATTTTAGTTTTGCTTCCAATCCTTTGTAAGTATTCAATTTTACCAAATTTTGAACATTATGTCCACCCAAGATCATATCATTAATGTCTTTTTGATTTATGTTTGATGGCCAGATGACGACACTTTCTCCCCGTTCAATACACTGTTCAATTCGATTAACAATTTCTTTATTACGGGGTTCGTTATCATATACAAAAACTTTGTCGCTTCCTTCAAGATCACTAACTTGACCGTCACTACCACACAAAGCCACACTATTAGGGAGGAAAGTGCTGTCAAAGGGGCCTTCAACGATATAGACGGGAAGTTCTTTATCAACTCGATCAATCCCATAGATTTTTGGTTCATCTTCATCCAACATGATGGTTAAGTATTTAACAGGGTTAGAAGATAGTGCTCTTCCCTGAACTCCGATAAGTTTCCTATTTCTAATAAGTGGAATTACAATTCTTTCTTCACCATACTTGGTAGAATCAAATGTTCCTGGTTTAATAGAATTAACAAACTCTTTAAAATTTTTTACATAATAAAATTCACCATCAAAAATTGCTCTTGATTCCAAATACCTTTTAGATACATCTACATCAAAAGCTTTTGGTAGTTCAATTTTCACTTTTGTTGTGAAAGTTGGTTTTGAGGTTTTAACTTGTTCAAAAATACTTTCTGGTGTTTCAGTCACAAAGTTTTTTCCGGTATGTCCTTCTTTAAACTTCTCAAAAATATATTGTTTATGAATTTCAGTATCTAGATCTTTAAGAAAGGAATTGAAAGAAATACTGATACCACAATTGTGGCACTTATAATTACTATTATTCTTTACCCTATAAAGAAAACCTCTTGATTTATTTTTATTCTTTTTAGAATCTCCACAAATAGGGCATCGAAAATTATAAAGATATGGTTTAATCTTTTTGAATTTTGAAAGTCTTGAGGAAATCAAATTGATGTACTTTACATCAATATAATCCATATTAACTAAGACGACTACCAGTTAGTATAGGAGTTAGATTGTAAGATGTCAAGATTTTTTTTAAATTATTATTATTTTGATAAAATGGACTGTTTAGTAAAAATGATAAAGCAGTGGCACAACCTATCATTATCCAAACCTTTTTCTCTAATCTCTGTATTCTTGCAAGCACACAGTTATGATTGATGTCCATTTTATCACGGAGTTTGTCAACCTTTGAAAATAATACAACGTCAACTTCTTCCTGTTTTGATATTCTTTCTTCATGAATGGCAAGCATTCTACTCACACTAGTATTTACCTCACTCAACTTCTCAATAGCAGTATCAATCCTAATAATGATAGGTTTTAAATCTTCTATTTTTTGTTCTAATACGGCTATCTTAACTTGATTTTCCATTGTGAGGCTTGAAGTAAGGATTAAAATTTAATGCTGTCTTCATTGCCTTCTTCTGAGATCTCTTTTCTCTTCTTTTTAGAAGGTCATTTATGTATTTTTTAACATACTTATTTCTACCATCAATTTTCATAACTGGATCATAACCAGCAGTAGGACCAGCAGCATTAGAAGAACCACTAAATCCACCAGATCCTCCAGGAGGATTTGCTACCATTCCTTCCTCAGAGACACTAAATTCACTATACATTGCGGAACGAAACGCATCTATAATTCTATCAATCTTAGTTTTCTCCATCGGTAATCCTCTGCAATTCTCTTAAACAAACTTGATCATCTTCGATTTCGTGAATATAACATCTTGGAAATTCAGGTAGTCTATTGAGAAAAACAATGAATGTTTTTACCGTAGACCAAAGAGATCTATCAATCTTAAAAAATAACATAGGAGTGGCAGCGTCATCAAAAATATTATAAAGAATGATAAAATGATTTATCAATAAGTGAATTTTTAATTCACCACCACTCTTATATCTCTTAAGAAGTCTTTTGATATATCTGAAATGATTTAGATCTTTTTCAAAATCCTCTCTCGTCACCGATTGAGGATTTTCATAGTTTTTAATAGCGAATAATAGAAAATTATCCTCGTTCAACTCAGTAAAAATCATTTATCAGGAAAGATCTGGATCACCGTTATAAAGAGGAGTATTACCAGTAGTAATACCAGACATAGCCACTAGAATCTCTTTCTTAACTCTTAAAGAACCAGAATTGTCAATGTAAGTAGTAACTCCAACCCAACCTACACCAGTTTCATATGCCGTTCCAGATGCTGAATCAGCTCCACCTTCAGCTACACCAAAAACATATCTATCATATCCATCAACATTTCTCTTGAATGTAAGAACATCATTAGTCGATATTCCAGCAGAAATAGTTGAAGCTAAAGAAATAGTCGTTGAACCAACAGTTGAAATTTCAATGATGTTTCCATCATTAACTAAAAAGTCACCAGAGATTACAAAAGAATCTACAACTGTAGAAATAATATCTGATCCAATTCCAGAGTTTGTTGTCGCCGTTCCAGTTTGAGTAAGAGTAGTTGAACTTGCTGCGGAAGTTAATGTCTGACTAAATGAACTATCAAGAATGGTATACTTAGGAAGTTGAGATACTGTGAAGTCGGTAGATGCAATAGATGCTCCACTCAGACCAGCAGTAGATCCAATGGTTAACTGGGTGGTACTTGCAATACCAACAATAACAGCATCACCAAAATAAGTTCCACCAGAACCACGAATACCAAATCTCATTACGTCGCCGGTTGCTGCAGCACCAACTTGACCGAAAGTTGTTCCACTTCCTGTTACAACGCCTGTAGAATAGTTAAGAGATACTGTTCCTGTAGACCCTACAGCGTCATTATTACCCCAGAGTGCCATGTCTTTGCCTTAGATAAATTTCTATGATACTAATATTTATAAAAATAGGAGGACTTAATAAAGACCTCCTATTGAAAAATCAACCCTCTTCTCTAGCCCTGATAGCCTTAGATACAGCTTCAAGTAGTTGATCATCCATGTCAGTCTTGGTCAATTTAACAGCTTTACCAAGAATGACGAGACAGATTTCAATCAATTTTTCACCAAGTTCCTCGTTTTCAGGAATTTTAGAAACTGTAGAATCTACAATTTTGTAAGCAAATGGAAGTAAGAATGATAACATGATTAGTTCCCAATAAAGGTATCTAATCTATATATCATTTTTTTCTATAATCAGGCCTTCCAAGCCAACCATAACCTTGAGTGAAATGACCAGGACAACAAACAAATAAAGGTGCTTCTAATTCGTAAAATTCCTTATTATTTTTTTGTATCAATAATTGATTTTGATCCATATTTTGATTTAATCTGTGATTTGACAAAATCCATTGCGGCCTGAGATGCCTTTCTAGATTTTTCTTTTTCAGTATCAGTCATAGGGCCAGTCTTTATGCCCTTAGGTGGTTTAGTGTAATCGGCACGAGCACTCATACCACCACGTTCTAGATGACGATCTTTTAAACGATCAGATTCTTCTTCCCCAAAAAACTCTTCACCCATTGCCTTTGCAGGTTGAGATTGACCACCACTCTTCGACTTTTTCAATTCTTGTTCCCTTCTCATAGCGATCATTTTATCAATTCTTGCTTTCTTTTTCTGAAGCATGAGTTCTTGTTGAGACATTGATGCCTCTTCACCAAGTTTTCTACCACCACGTTCTGCAGTTAACTTGGCGGCGATAGCCATTTTCTGACGTTCCTTCTTGGTCTTACCTTTGAACTGAGGAGCATCTGACTTATAAAAGTCTTTTACAACGTCACCCATATCAGCTTTTTTAAGATCAATCTTTTCATCAAGTTCAAAAACCTCAAGGACAGTTGCACCAATACCTTCAAAAGCTTCCTTGAGTTCAGGGTTGATGACAACTTTGTTTTTTACTTTCTTATCCTTAACACTCCTTTCAGGTTCGTCAGTATCTGGATTAATGGTATCCATAACTTCACGAAGATCTTCTCTCCAGTTTGAATATGAATTTCTTTTCATTGTAGTAGTCAGATACTTCTATTCTTATACTTATTTATAAACTCCCTAAATGTCTTAGGACCTTTATATGGTTTTCCACCATCTTGAAGATTAGTCTTATCTCCCTTCTCAAATCCAGGTGTCATCTTAGATGCATACTTAAAGTATCCATTAGTTCCAGACAAAGTATTTGGTTTATTAGGAGTTCTCACGATCTTACTCATTTTCACCTCAGTGTACTCACGAAGATCACGAATCCAAGACTTAAACATCATACCCTCTTCGGTCACACAAATCAAGTAATTGGTTCCTCTACGAATAACTTTACCAACTAATCCAGTATTCAGATTTTCAACCAACTGATCCATCTTAAAGATTTTACCAGTTACATAGTTTTCTCTTAAGTTCTTCCAATCAAACTTAGGAGCAATTTCCCACAAACTCCAAGATTCTGTTGCAATCTGCATACCCTTACGAACAGTATTCATAATGGTTTTAGCAGTCTTATCATCAATATTATCAGGAATGCCTTTTCTAAAACTTTCAAAGTCATTCTCAGCCGCAGCCTTTCTCAACTTAGATGCGGACATACCAGTAACATCAGATGCTTCATCATCTCTCTGACCTGCAGAAATTGTTTCAATCTCATCAAAGTTATAGAGTTCACCATTATATTTCTGTGCCAAACTATCAAATTCTGAGACACGATCAGATCCTACTACAATCTTGATATTTGAATATCCATCGTTACTAGCAATCTTTAAAGCATCAAAAATAGTCCTAACACCAGAATCATTAACTATATTATCAGAATGATCGGGGAACATTTTTCTCATTAACTTCGTCTTCTGATCAGGATCCAATGGATTCTTCTTTGGATCGAATGACCTTGAAGGATAAATTCTCAAATCACCATCAGATGCAACTTGTCTTGCGTTATCTAAAAGTTTTTTATGTCCTACTGTAGGTGGATTAAATCTGCCAAATACCAATGTCAAAGTATCACCAGTCTTTTCTTGTTGTTGTTCTTCCTCATCACCAACTTCTCTTTCTTTTTTTATATCTTCTGGATTAGATGGTTTTTTCTGAGTTTCTTGATCTGGTGTCTTATACTTACTTTCCTTTGAAGATTCTCTTTCAGCCGTCTTTGATTTTCTTTGAGTAAATACTAATTCTCCACCTTCAGTTCTGGCTACAACATTTCCGAGTTTATTGACCCAGTTGCCTTTTCCATCACCAGTTAAACCAAGTTGTCTTGCTTTTTCAGAAGCTTTGGTTTTACGTGCTTCACTTAAAAAGTTGAAGAAATTTTTCATTACTCTATTATCTTATAATAATATTTATTATACGAATCTATTGTTCTTATTATACTTGGAAAGAAAAGACTTTCCATAAGTAGTGGACACTCTTTTAACTGTCTCATACTCTTCCTTAAAGACCTTACCAGCCTTCCTATCGTCAAGAATATCCTGATCAATAAGACCAAGTTCAATCAATTTTTTATTGACAGCCTTTGGTGATCTTTCCTGATTACCAGAAGCAATTGCTTCTGCCCAACCATCCATATATCTTTTTCTATCTTTTGGTTTTGCATTAGCCATGGACTGTAAGAACCCACGATATACATTTTCTTGAAGAGCAATCGTCCTTCTTCCAGACTTATCAGTAATACCTCTGCTCAATCCTGCAGCTTTAAGTAATTGTTTACCAAGTTTAGATTTCATACCTGCCGCTTTCTTCTTATCCTTTGGATCCGTTGCAACTTTACGAAACTCTTCTCTTAGACTTGTATATCTTCCATCATCTTCACCAAAGTGTTCTTGTAAGATTTCTCTAGTTACTCCGTCACCGAGACCTTTACCACCTTCACCAAGAAGTGTCTTCACGAGTTGATCACCTACATCACCTATTTGATTTTGTTTTTCAAATAACTTCTCGATACCACCAAAATCTTCCTCCGATTTATCCTTATGAACATCAACTTCTTTTTCAAAGAAGTCTTTCATCGACATATCAACTTTCTTCTGGTTGATATTTGAGTTGATTAGAGTAAAGTTATCATCATTTTCTCTCTGTTCCCACTCCTCTTTACCTGGTGCACCACCATCTTTATTGTTAAAACCACGAACATGTTCTAAGTCCATGGCTTGAAGATCAAGAGGAAGACCAGTGTATGCATCACGACCACCCTGTTCAAGGTAAATACGCCACATTAACTTTGCTCTATCCTTATTATTAGCTGCACCTCGTCTTACTGTCCCATCTTCATTTCTGCCAAGATAGTGCATGTCTTTATGTGCCTTATCATCTGACACATACTTATCATTAGTCACCTGACCCTTACCACTCAAAGACTTCTTAAATGAATCAGGAAGAATATCAAAGGATGCACTAACAAACTCATCAGATACCTTATTGGATCTTACAGAATCAACAAACTTTTTGATCTGTTCTGGAGATCCATCACCATAACCCTCCAATAAACGATCACGATTTGCCATAAGGTTTTGAACATCAGCATACCCTAAATTATTCTTACCTGCACCAGAATTCACTCTTCCTTCAAATGTCTTTGCATGTGCCATTGACTTAAGAAATGATCTCTTATCAGTTGCACTTGGAATGGTAGACAAAGATTCTTGGAACTTTGTAAACTTTTTCTCCATCATCTTTCTCTGACGATCGGCTAGAGCCTTCATCATAATCTCAGCTTCTTTAGTGAATTCTTCATATTCACTATCAAATGCCTCATCATCATTAGTATAATCAATATCATCCTGAGTTTCTGATACAACATCATCAAGAGTTTTAAACTCTGATTCATCTTTAGGTGTTTCTTCACCTCTAATATCAGAGAGTAAATCATCAAGACCTTCTGGTTCTTGAGTCTCATCCTCCGGTTCTATCTGAGGCTCATCTTTTGTAATCATATCATCAGCCTGTTGAGAAATCTGTTTCTTTCTCGCAGGACTCATGACATTCCCACGACCACGAGAGAGTTGTTTTACTACTTCTTTTTTGTCTCCACTTGTCAAAGTAGTTTCAGAAGGACCACCAGGTACTACCCTATTCATCTGATCACCTACAGGAGGTTCAGGTTGTGCCTGTTGTTGAGTTATCTGTTTGAATTGAGAAAATGTTTGTTGTTGAGGTTCTTGTTGAGTAGGTTGTTGTTTGGGTTCTTCTGATGCATCAAGTTTTTCAAGAGTAGTCTGACCACCACTCTTAGTACTCTTATGAGTTACTTTTCCAGTTCTTGGATCTCTCCATTTTCCATAACCAGCATATTCCAAACCCATTTCACGAGCCTGGTCAGCTGCACTAGCCTCAAGTAATGTATTAACGTTTTTTAAATATTTAAAAACATCCATCATATCTTTACAATTGGTTTACCTGTAATGAGTCACCTTCACCTGATTCTTTTAGAAACTGTAGAAAACTTTTCATTTATATTATTAGTCCTTATTTATTATTTAGTTATTATTCTAACTTATAATAAGGTGCAGAAATGACTGATTGTGAAGAAGCATATAAGAGAAGATCTTCACAAACTTGATTTCTTTTATCATTATTCGATATTCCAGTAATGATTTTATAAAGATAATAATTTGACCCCATTGCGTAAAGAAAACCCTCTAGTTCTCCTTTTTTCACTTTATTTTGAATCACTTCCGTATATTTCTTTTCAGTAAATCCAGGTGATGTTTTTTCTATAAGTTCTTTAACATTTGATTCCAAAGTTTGTCTAGCAGCACCACCACGATTAATAATTGGTCTAACATCTGGCACTTGATCAAGATCATGTAATTTTAAAATTAAATTAAGAGAACCTAAACCAACCTTTCCCTGGTTTGCACTCGCACCTTTTACTTCACCTTGAAATCCAGTGGTAGCCTTTGGTCCATCAAAACTTCTAAATTGAATCTCAACATTAGGTTTAAACTTCATATAAAGATCCGCACCAACTATACCTTTCCTATTAAAATTCTCAAAGGTATGATCTCTTGCAGTTTTTGGATCTACATTTTTAGTTGATAGTTTTGCATTTTCAGTAATTTTTTTAAGAGATACTCCAAACATTATTGGACCTTGACCCTCACCAATTAATCTATGCATCATACATTGATTCAATCCTTTCAAAGTATTCTCTTCATCCAAACACTTATGTTTATAATTTTTGGTAGTAACATAAATGTCTGCAGGAGACCACTTATTAATATCAATTCTCACTTTCTCCGCACTCTTAACTCTTTTAAAAGCATCCTCAATATATTTTACTTCTGCTCCACCTCTATGAAACTTGACTCCTTTATTTTTTAGTTCACTAAATTTTTCCCACAGTTCATTTGCACCTTTCACACATGATTCATGCCATTCATCACTTAAAGTTTTGATGTTTGCAATTGTATCATCAATATCATACATACTACTTGCAGATTTAATATTTTCTTCATTAAAATCTGAGGAGGTTATTTTACCTCCCTTCATAAAAGCAATAGCAGCATATACTGCTTGACCACACTCAAACTTTTTAGTTTCCGTAGCACCTGCGCCAGAACCACCCTTTTTTCCTTTAAAAATATACCTTATAACCGATTTTGAAGTCTCTTTAATTTGAATACCATCAAAAGTGGATTCTGGTATCTTACTAATAACAAAATCATAACTGCCAAAATTAACCTTGGCATCTTTACTATTAGGACCCTGCTTTAATCCAGATGCCTTTAAAGCATCCACCATATCCGATCTAGCAGAAACTCTATCATCAACATTAATTACAATTTTAGTCAATCTAGCAGTAGCATCTACTTTAGGTTCAGTTATTCCCAAATCTTGAGTAACTTTATTAACAGCAAGTAATACTTCAGAAAGAGTTGCCATTTTATTAATACTTTTTGAGTATTTAGAATGGAGTGTAAGGAAATCGAATCCTTATTGCTGGAATGCAAATCCAGAGTAATAACCGTTATACGAACACCCCAAGTATCAAACATTATAAAACCCCTCAACTAAAAAGTCAAGGGGCTAGAATGTCAACTTCCCGACTTATTTATCAGCGACCCATCTGTTTAGCATACCACTTCTCAAAGTCCTCTCTACGCTTATCACCTCTTGGTGGCATAGGAGTTCTTTCTCCACGAACAGGAGCAGATTTCTTTGCCTGCTCTCTCTCATACTTTTCAGGGTTGTTTCTTGCTGCTTGTGCTTCATTTACATAATCTTCTTGACGAAGTGCTTTACGACGCTTCTTCTCCATCTGTTTACGAGTAACAACTTCTCCTTGACCACGATTAGCATCAGGATCATAATTACTAGGAGGAGTATAGTTACTTCCAAAAGACTTAATGTTAGCCTTTACACGAGCAGTTTGTTGTTTATTACTGGTACGACGTGAATCCTCATCAAGTGCTATCTGAGTCATGATCTGAAGAGCTTCAGACTTTGTATAACCCTCTTCAATCAGAGAATCAAACATCTGATCAAAGTCTTCAAACTCTTCATTCTTCATCTTTTTCTTGAAGGCAAGAGCAACACCACGCTTATACTGCTTGTCTGCCTGGTCGTATTCACCACGTGCAACGTGGATGTCTTCCTTCTTCTTAACTGCTTCACGCTTACGGGCAACTTTCTCAGCAGGATAAGGCTTCATACCCTCTTCAACTTTCTCTTTCTTCTTACCCATTGCCTTACCAATGGCCTTACGACGCTTCATCAGATACTCGTCTGAAGAATCCTCGTCACCATCATTGTCTACATCACCATCTTCCTTACCTACGGGGTCAAGCTTCTTCTCATAGATGGATCTGTAAGCATCACCCCAACCCTTACGGATTTGTGATACTTCTTCAAAATGTGGGTTCTTCTGACCCTTCACCTTTGCCATTTCCTTACGAGCCTTCTCGTTATTCTCCTGCCTCTTCTTCATATCTGTCTCAAGATATGAAGAATCTTTACCTTCAGTCATTCTCTTAGCAACTTTAGAAGCTCCAGAAGCAACTCTCTCAGCTGCCTTACGAATCATTCCTTTCAGTCCAGACTTAACTTGAGCCTTAGCCTCAGAAGCCTTTCTAGAAGTTTGTGCTGAAACATTCTTAGCGGTTTGAGATGTTCTTCTAGCTTTATCATCAGCTGCTTGTTTAGCCTTTCTGTAAGCTCCGTATGCCTTAACAGCTCCAGTAGATGCTTTCATCTTTGCCGTATCAAGGGCACCCTTGATAGCACCCTTAACCCTATCAATCTTTTCTTGCCTCTTCTGTTGTTTTCTATACTTATTCTGACCTTTCATCATAGCGGTCATATAAGAACTAGCTTCAACAATCACATCCTCAAGAATGATCTCCGATTCAAACAATGAATATCCTTCTTCAAAAAGTTCCTGAAGTGCTTCCTCTGCAATATCAGATAATTCTCTTTCACTAATCAGTGAGAGATCCATGTCTGTAACTTCATCATGAAATGAATTCAGAGTTTCTTTTACATCGTTGTCATAGACAGCACTATAGGCTTCAAGAATACCACGAAGATCTGCAGACATTTTCTTACTACACGATTACCTTTTCTTATTTATACAATCTCTTCTCTCCCAGTCATTCAAATCATATATTACAACTTGCCACCAACAACACCAGAATTTACAACTCTAGTGTATAGATGAAGTGTACCCTCTTCCAAACACTTGAGATGCCAACGAGAAACATTTAATACTGATTCATATGTTGGTCCAGTAATAAAATGTTGACCAAGAGGTTCCTTCAAAATAGATGTATAAAGACCAAATCTTGTCTTCTTGATATAGAAAATATCATCAATCCACTCAACATCATCAGGAATATTTTTTTCTACTGTACCACCAAAAGAATCAGATAGTTTTGGTTTTCGTTTATTTTCAGGTTCAGCACTCATCAGAATTTACCGTATCATTTTTTTTATTAAATCCAAATGGACCAATCTTATCTTCAGATTTTTGTTTCATCGCAACACCGGCAAGAGATTCCATAACTTTCAAAATTTCTTCGGCTTTAGCATTTTCACCTAATTCTTTGGCAACATACCAATACTTAGGCCAAAACTCCTCTCCTGCTTTTTGATAATCTTCTACTGTAATCTCAAATTTCATTTTCCTACTCCATAATCAGGTGCATTTGATTCAAGATCTTTAATTGTTTCATTAAAATCACTGATAATTTCAGTTCTTTCTTTAGAAGTTTTCCAGAAATAAGATTCCTGATCTCCAAGTCCCATTCTATCATACCCATTCTCAACCTGATAGTATTTGGTTGAAACTTTGAAGTCTGGGGTCTTAGGCTCTGGTGGTGTCAAACTATTATCATAAATCCTAGTTCTATTATTAGGATACAGACAATACTGACCGTTCACAAGTTCAATTAGATTATGAGACTTGTGTTCCGCAGGATTCTCTGATGTTGCATAATCTATAACATCAGGATCTTGATGATAATTATCTAGAGTACAGATATAAGTTCCACGCATAGTTCCATGATCTCTGGTATAAACTTCATAATCCATAGATCCAATGAATTGCTTTTGAACAGCAACTACACCATAATCCATACAGTTCCAGAACTGAAGATTATGTAAACTCATATCAGGATCAGGTGTTTCTGGGTCTGACAAAAATGCACTGATAGGTAATTTATCATACATTGCACCATACTCAGGAAGATATGTTTCAAAATAAAACGCTCTTCCAGGAATAGACTTTGCAGAAACCCAAACTCCTTTCACAAACTCACCGTGACCACTTTGATGGTCAGTTAGATATTCCTTCCTTACCCAGACTTCAACAGAAGGTAAGTTACAAACAAGTGCTGCCATTAGTCCTCTTTGAGAATTTCTTCAAGTTGATTATCGATACTAACAATTCCTTCACGAATTTGAACAACTCTTTCCGGAACACAAGTTACATCGTATGTATATCCCTTTGTGTCTTGAAATAATGATTCACGAATTGCAGCTGCCTGATATACAGACATTTCTAGTGTTACTTTTTTAGTCATAAGTTTGCCTGATTGTTTTAATAAAGTGTCTAACATAAATTGTTAGAGCAGCAAAGATGGAAGAAAGTATTCCAGTACAAAGTGCTTCCATCCATATTGGTCCATAATGTGTAGGAACTATGATAATATCTGCAATGAATGTGGTGAAGAAAGTAAATGTAATATTACTTTTCCAATTAGAATATGATTCGGGAAGAAATGATGTCCCAAATACCCCGATGGCACCAATCAATCCAGTTTTTGATGCAACTGTGATGTGGTAGATACTAATGCCGCCGCCCATACAAAAAATACAAGCCCAAAAAGATTGAAGAAATTTAATACCAACGAGTTTAATTCTTATCACACATCACCCTCTTTACGGTTTTCAGAATAGTGGACATCAAAGTTACCACCAGGATAACGTGATACTAGTTTCTCAACATTCATCTCCATCCTTAGTAATTAGAATGTTTTCAAGATATTTGTCGATGCGTGGTGATACCCATGGTGTTTTGACCAAACAAAACCAGTAATGATTAGATGATTCATTAGAAAAATTTTTGTTATCAGCAGATAAAATCCACATTGTAAAATATTCTCCCTTGTCATTAGCAGATGGTTCTACACGGTTATCTAAATAACCCACCATTTCAACTGGAGCACCATTGCCGGTGCCGTCTTTGTATCTTTCAATATTCTCTCTCACAAGAAGTGGAAGTTGTGAAACATCCAGGTCTTTGAGATAATACTTTTTAATCACAGGTCTCCCTCTTTACGGACTTCGGAGTTCTTTACAGAAAACTCACCACCAGGATAACGAGACCTCAGTTTCTCAACATTCATCTCCATAATCTCATCAATAGATGTATTAAGACCAATACATGCTTGTGCAACATACCACATGATGTCACCCAGTTCACGTTTCAGATGAAATAGGTTCTCTTCATTAACAGGTTTGCCTTGAAAGATAATCTTCTTGACAACTTCAGTAAACTCACCTGCTTCGGCAGACATACCTACAGATGCAGTAAGAAGTCGCTCGGCAGGAAACTCTTCACCTTCGAGTTCTTCAAGACGATAGATAAACGCTTCGTGGTCTTTTGACGGTTGCGACGTGACCGCATCGACAAATTCAACATACTTTTGGGTGTCAACGTTGCTCATAGGTCTAGTGGTTCTTGTTGTGTGTTTGGTAGTTTTTGTTGAATGGGGATTTCTTGTCCCCCAATTGTAATAGTTGGAAGTTGATTTTGTGGAAATGGTTCCAAATCAATTGTTTGATAGTCTGGTTTGAACTGATAGTAATGTCCATCCCATCTAGCATTTCTCATGCCGACAAGATTAGTAGCATCTCTGAGAGAACCACAGTCAGCAATTTTTTCACCAAGTGGGTTGAATACAGAATACATTAGAACTTGAATCCTTCAAATGATTTCTTGGGTTTTTGGTCTTCATAAGTATACTCTTCCTCCTTCTTATTGTCAAGAAGATCTTCTTGAGCGGACTGTTCACAATCATACAATCTCATTTTTGCTCGATCAATACCGATCACAAATCTTTTATATGTTGTGGGATCATTGTAACGATTCTTCAATTGTTTTACAAGTATCTGTCCCAAGGACTCGAGCTCATCAGTCGAAATAAGGGCAAACATAAGATCAGCAGTAGCAGGGAGACCAAAGGACTCACTAGTGTCAGTAAGGTCAACATCAGAGTTACCAAAACCAGAACGAGTGGTCTGGGTGGCAGATACGATAGGGACTTGAAACTCGACAGCCAGGCCTCTAAGTTCTTCAGCAATAGCTTTAATATAGCTATATGAATTGACAGTGCTGTTTCCCCTATACCTGCTGGAAGCACAAATATTAAGGTAATCAATGAAAATAATATCAGGTCTAAATGACTTCTTAAGTGCAAGTTCATTGAGAAGTGACTTAAAGTGTCCACTGTGTGCAGATGCTGTTGGGTATTCTTTGATAATTAGAGTTCCTTGAGTTTTCTTAGCTAAGTTATTAACCTTAGTCTCAAAAACTTGTTTGGGAAGTTCTGATATCTCTTGAATATTCACATTCAAGAGATTAGCGTCAATACGTTCAGCAATCTTTTCCTCTGCCATCTCCATAGTAATATAGAGAACATTTTTCCCTTGCATCAATACAGATGATGCAACATGACACATGAAAAGAGATTTACCTACACCAGTTCCAGCAAGAGCGATATTCAATGTCTTATTTGGAAGTCCACCTTTTGTGATCTTATTAAAGTAGTCTAGATCAAATTCAACTCTCTCTTCTTTGGTAGTATATACTCGGAATCGATTTTCATAGTCTTCAAGATAATCATGACCAACATGATTATCAAAACCAACAGCAAGAGCATCTGAAAGAATAGATGGAATAGAGTCGGGAGTTTTTTCTTTTACATTACCATCAGCGATTGAAATTGATTCGAGAAGAGCAATATAGATTGCTCTATCTCTACACCACTTTTCAGTTGTATCAACCAACCACTCAAATTCTACTGGTTGATCATCAAGATTATCAATAAGATGACAAAGTTCTTTGAATGAAGTTTCATTAATATCCTTTCTCTTTTCAATCTCAATAGATAAAATTTCTTTTGTGGGAACTTCATTGTATTGAGATACAAAATCAAAAATTTCTTCGTAGACAATCTTTTGATTGTAATCCTGAAAATATTCACTCTTCAAAAAGGGAATAACTTTACGAAGATATTCCTCATTGTGTAAAAGATTCTTAAGAACAAGAAACTCGATTTTATCCATAGTGAATATAAGTGCTCATGATGTACTTGGTTTTATTTTTTGGTGGTAGTCCAGAATGTGGATATTCCCAAGTGGGTGGAAATACAACAACTCTACCTTCTTTAGGAGTGACCTCAAACCTATCGGTAAACTTTGTTAATCCATCATTATCGTTGAGATAGAAAAGGAAAGCAACGACTCTTCTAGCTGATGCGTGATCTATAACATCAACATGTTCATCAAATCTCTCCTCTCCACCAACATTATACCTTTTGATACGAAATTCTTCCAAAAACTTTAATTTTGGAAGATATTTACTCTTGGTATCATCAATATATTTCTGATATACATTTCTAACATAAGGTATTAATGATTTAACTACCTCTGGGTGATGATTATTAATATTGAGTTGTGTGAAACAGGGCTTATAATCTTCATTTACAAACTCTTGATTCTCACTCTTATCAATCAATTCAATCAAATAATGACATACTTCTTTAGAAAGTAAACTATCATACACCTGAACCATAACTAAACTCCTCTCTCGCAATTTGATCCAGTTTCTCCATCACTTCTGGTGTGAAATATTGTTCTGGATCTTTCATAATAGCCTTGGCGTAAATTTTCTTTCCGTCTCCAAGATCATATCGTCCGGCAACATTTTTCCACATCCCACCGAGTTCACCAAGTTCCAAGAGACCATAATATTTGTCAAGTCCTCGTTCATCATAGAAAAGACGAATAGTAACCTCTTTATTCTCCTTACTTAAACGTGACTTAGCAGTCTTTGCCTTGATAAGATTTCCAATAACTTCCGTTCCATCTTTCTCCTTTTTCTTAGACAAATAGATAATTGTAGACGCAGCATATTTGAGACCACTACCTCCACCCATTTCTTTCGTAGGAACATAAGAACCGATAACATCATAGGTATGATTGGTTACAATCATTGGAATGTTTGCCTGACCCAACTTCAGAGTTAACATCCTAAAAGCACCTTTGACTAGTTGAGATTTAGTCATGTCACGAACTTGTTTGTCATTCAGTGCGTCAGTAATTTCTTTCTCTGTAGAGAGCATCCCTAAAGAGTCTAACACAAACATACAAGGTTTACGTTCATCTTCAGGTTTTTTTAAGTATATATCTACAGCCTTGAGTGCTTTACTACGAAACTCTTCAATCGTCACAACGTTGACAACAACAACTCGATTCAAATCAACACCACGATTTTCTAGGAGTGACTTATTGACAGCTGCCTCAGTATCAAAATACAAGCAATATCCATCAGGATTAGAGTCCAGAAAATTCTTAACCACTGCGAGGCTAAAAAAAGTTTTTCCAGTACTAGACTCACCAGCAATGGCAGTAATCTTATTCCCAGATACACCGCCAAATATACTACCTGAAACAAGTCCGTTAAAAATGTACGAACCTGTGTCCACATAAGTTTCGGTTTCGTCAATATCTGATGCAAGTTTTGTGTAGTCATCGCCTATTTCTTTTACGATATCTTGTAAAAAGTCCATCATCCAAAAAATAATTCTAAGTTTACAGTTTTTTCAACGTTCCACCCAATAGAATCAAGAATAGTCTTGACTGGTTCTAAGAATGCCTTTTCAAATTGTAGTTCGTAATCAATGTATTTGTCAAGACCAGTTTCAACAGGAAAGTCTGAGATGAAAGAAATCACATTCTCTCTGATAGGGTTAGCTTTTTTCAGGTAAACAAACTTAATCTTTTCACCATTGTTGATGAAAGAATATTTGTTTTGAAGATTCTTTTCTCTAATATAATGATTGAAAAGAAGAGCACCTCTAGCATGAATCGGTGTTCCTTTTATATAAATTGAAGAGTGAGACTTATACTTATTTACATCAGAAACCATTCGAGGAAATGCAATTTCTTCCGGAGAAAGGTTTTTGAATTTTGTTCTACAATTTTCAATAAAATCAATCAAATCATCTTCAGTCGCTTTCATCATAAGTTTGAGAGCGTCTTTAATCATTGACCTACATGGAGCTGGAGTAGAAGACTTTACAGCTTCTATACCCATAATCTTAAGTTTAGGATCTTCATATCTAACTCCCTCACTATCCCAAACATTAAGAATGTATCGTTTCTTTGCTGTCCAGATTCCACGGTCTGCAATGTTCTCCCGTTTCATCTGCATCTTCTGATCATATGCATTTACATACGACGCAAGATTTTGATAAGAGGAATCGATGAACGGTTCCAACTTGTCCTTACAGATCTGGTCAATGATCGTAACAATCTTATTCTTATCGTCAAGCTTATTACTAAAAAATTTATTAACAAGAGGTCCAAAATTAAGATAGATTGAATCAGTGTCAGATGCAATGACATAATCAATCCCCTCCGTTTGTAATAGATTATTTAGATAACCATTCATACGGTTTTCAATCCACCGAATAGATACCTGACCACTCAGTGTGATAGCTTCTGCATTTGCAAGTTTGTAATATCTGAAGTACTGATTACCAACGGCACCATAAGCTGAGTTCAGTGTAATCTTTCTAACCATTTGAAAGTTATTGAACTTTGCAATATCTTTCACAGTCTGATCACGAAGTTTCAGAAGTTGTGTATCAGTCAATTTAGAATAGTCCTTATCTGATACCACTATCTCCTTTTGTGCACCTTCTCCTGCACCTCCGATTAAATACCCAATAACAACCTCCGGCACACAGCATCTCTCATTAAATTATACCACATTTTTCTTATTAAATGAAGGACGATTATTGTTCTGTGTTACATAATCCGCCCACACAACATTCTCCGGACAATAATCACCACTACTATCCAATCTTTCAAGTGTCATACCTTCTGGTGGTTCACCCATATCCTCATAAAAGTTTATAAAGGTTCTCCACCTATCACAAACTTTTATACCTTTTGCCCCATACTTATGATAACCAACACTATTGGGGTTATGGCATCTCATTACCATAGAGTTCCACCTACCATAAAGTTTTGTTTTAGTATGTTGATGGTTTCTTTCTTTTCTAGCACAACCACAGGATATAGTTGTTCCATTTTTTAACTTCTCCCTCCTTACAGATTTCTCATTTCCACAGGAACATTCACACAACCAATATGTGCGTCTCCCTCTCCTTTCAACAGAAAGAGCAGTAAGCCTACCAAATGTTTGTCCGGTCAAATCTTCTAACATAATACCCCCAATAAAGTATTATTTATATTATATGATATTTTATAGGGGAGGTGTTTACTTAAGACCCCTTCTCTTCATCTCCGATTCAATATCAACTAGTTTCTGTTTACTCTTCAACATCTCCTTCTTAAAGGCCTTACGTTCAGCATACATCTTCTCCATCAATTCAGGTAGAAATCCCCTTTCATCCTTTCTATACATTGCACCATTAGCACAAACCGCATAGTCCTTATACATCTCAAATGTAACTTCTTCATTAAGAAGTTTATCCACACTCACACTTGGATGTTTCTCATCCAAAAGTGTTTCTGGTGAGATATTGTATTGCATGATTAAGTGAGGATATAGGGAGTTAAGGTCAAAAGAAACCACATAATCATAAAGACCTGGTTTAGGTTCTTTGACATAAGCTCCAGCAAACTTAGAATCTTTCTCACTTCTATCCTTTGGGGGAACTACAATTTTCTTCTTTTTCAAATAATTGTAGATAATGGTATCCCACAATCTAACCTGAAACATCACATCAGTGTAGTTGACTTTACCATCATATGCCATTGTGATAGCAAGTTCAATCAATCTCAACTTGTCTTCCAGTCGATCAACAAGTTCCACGTCAATAATGTTGTAATCTACAAACTTCTTCCAGTTCCCGTTATAGAAGTCTTTGAAAGTATCAAACTCGGAGTGATCCAACTTCTTCTGACCGAGTTCAATATTAGCAATATAGTCTAGTCGATAACTCTCTTGATTTGTATAAGTAAACTTCTTATACAACTCCAGGTAATCTAGAGTAGTTGTGCCAGCAATATCATAAACATTAAACTTTCTACCCGAGATATAGATCTCTTCATGACTTACCAGTCCCCATGGTGAAAGAAGTTTAAGTTTCTTCTGTCCCATAATTCTGTCAATACGGCCACAAAGATATGGAATATCATAAAGACGACAATTCCAACCAGTCACAACCTCAGGGGGATTTTTATTCCAATGATAGATGAAAGAATTAAGCATATCAACTTCATCATCATAATGATAATAAGTTACATTATCCTGAGTAGGAGTATAAGGTTTTCTTCCCCAGGTCTTAATTTTTTTAGTGGCATAATCCTGCATGGAGATAGTGAGCATCTCCTCTGAACAAGAATCCGGATCAGGAAATCCTTGTTCAGATTTGACCTCAATATCAATGGTCACAAGATTGATTTTTTTAATATCAAACTTGATCTCATTTTCAGGATACTTATCAGAAATGTATTGGTAGATGTACCTTTCATTACCATAGATTTTGAATCCATCTACATCTTCATACTTCTTATAAAACTCCCTACAATCCTTCACTGTACCTGGTTGAATAGGTTCTACATTCTCACCATCAAGAGTTTTCCATCCAGTTTCTTTATTTGATTTCACATAAAGAGTTGGTTGAAATTCCTCTTTGAAGATGACGCTTTTCCCATTTTCATATCCACGGACCAAAAAGTTGTTACCAACCATCTGGACATTCGTATAATAACGCATTATTCAACTAGGCTTTCATACTTGTCTTTAAGTTTACCGTTTGGATCTGCAATCGTCAAGATCTTATCCGAATGAATCATGAATGTGTTTTGAGTTGAATAATCAACCATCCAAGGAGAAAGAGAAAGATCGGATTGATTTAAAATGAAGGGTTCTATCAATTTACAATCAGGTTCTCCGAGATCAGTTGATACTTCTTCAATCTGTGTTATCAGAATCTGATTGTTCGTCAACACTAGAAGTTTTAGATTTTTCATATTTTTCCAATCCTTTTACATATGTTTCTTTAAGTTTTTCAATTGGTTCGACCATACCAATAACCCAATCAGATACTACAGGGATATATTGATCTTGGCTGAGAGGAGCCCATGGAATCAATTGCATCTTAAGTGAATTTTTACTTACACTTTCAGATGGGATATCTCCAAAGAGCTTTACTCTACATGGAAATCCAAAGAAATAACCAACTACTTTATCTTCCCCGTCAGTTCCAGGAACTGTCATTTCTTTAACATCAGCAATAACGTCTTCACCAGACTTAAGCATTACAAGTCTAATAGTCATTCTCCCAATTTCTCCTTATTAAGTCTTACAACTTCATGATAGATTTCCAGAGCTTTCAAAGTCTCAGGTGTTTCTACCCAAGACCACTCTTCAGTTCTTCCTTTTTTATCAATTTTCTCAAATTTTTTATTAGTCATTTTTTATAGAAATTCGTCAACTACATTATACCACAAATACACCATTCTTTTCAAGAAACTTAAGAGTATCTTTTAAACTACCAATGTGAGCATATCCTATTGAAATTTGTGGATATTCAGCGTTCTCACCAAATTCAGACTCAAATGATTTTTGGCTGAAATGGTTATTCAACTTGTATTCTAGAATCTTTGAATTTAAAGATTCAAAAAGACTTTTAGCCCTTTCCGATTCTTGATTCCCATTTGTGTATATCACTACTTTCATAGTCTCAGTCTCTTTGTCTCCAGTCATCAGGTTTATCTTGTTTAAACCACTCTACAATTTCGTCAGCACCATGAAATCCGTTTGTATGATTTGAAGGATCAGGATCACCTAATCCCATTTTATTCAAAAAATCATCCATACTACCTTCCTCAATTCCAGATGCTTGGCGTCTTGCTTTATTTAACATCTCACGAGCAGAAGTATTAGCTTTTGATAACTTTTCCGCCCATATCATATCATCTAATTTTACCTCTTCCCTATTTACAATACACTTACAAATGAACTCCAACCGTAGTCTGTATTGGGTTGATAACATAGAATGTCTAATCACATCTGTGATATTTAGGGAAAAAAATAAGGAGATTCCTGGATTTTGCCAGGATCTCCTATGCGGCGACGATACCTAATATTTATAGGTAATCTTTTCTTTGATGATGTTCTGGAACGACTTTACCGAGTGTAATACTCAGTAACCCATCCTCAAAAGTAACTGATCTAACTTCCGTTTCATCTGAGAGTGTCCAAGATCTGGTGAAAGGTCTCTGAGCCACTCCTCGGTGGACGTATTCTGTTCCTGTTTCTTTATCCTCTTTTTGTCCTTCGACAAAGAGTTTACCATCTTGTGTGTAGACATTGACTTCTGCTTTTCTGAATCCTGCTAATGCAAGTTCTAATCTCGATTCTGTGTTGCTGATCGTAACTAGATTGTATGGTGGATAATTACTTGTTGTTTCATGCAAAGTTGTAATACGATCAAAGTAATCTTCCATACCAATGCTGTTTCTATTTATGAGGTCTAGAAACTGATTCAAATTTGCGGCATTATACTTCATAAGGTTGGTCATTTTACTTCTCCTTCTTGAGCGAGATTTGATTGTGTGGACCCCGAAGGCATCCAATACTAATTATACACGATACAAAAAAAGATGATGTAGTAATAACCACACCATCTTATATGGGTTTCCGACTTTTGAAGCGACCGCACGAAAGATCGCAAATTTATTTATTCATCTTCCTGAGCCTTACCTTTCTTACCAATATTATACTTCTGTTGCAGATTCCACTCATTCTTATCTCTGTAAGGAAGAACTTTAATCTGATTTAATGGTGCAATATCAAGAATTAAATCTTCCTTTACAACTTGAATCAAACCCCAGTCAACAAGAAGTCTGGTAATACGGTTTCTTCTCTGAACATCATTCACTGTAAGATTTGCATACTTACCATCAAGTGCAAACAGTTCTTTGAAGTGAACAATATAATACTTACCTTGTTTATGAAGGATATGACAAGATTGATAGAGTTTCTTTTCCTTACGAGAAGCTACACCAATTCTTGTAAGTGTTTCACGGACCTTAAGAAAATCATCAGGTTCATTTAACCTAACCTCAACCATTTTCTCTTGAGACCAATTAACCTGAGGTTCAACAGTTTGATTCATTTTTTTCCACCAGTGTCAAGTCGTTTCTTTATAAATTCAATTTGTTCATGAGATAAAATTTTCATTACCTGAGATGCTTTTTCATTACTATAACCATAGTAACTCTTTACATATTCAAGATCTGTGATCTTATCCTTTCGAATCCAAGGAGAGAACCTTTTCTTCTTTCTCAGAATATTTATATAAAAATTATATTGTATATCTTTATCTAAGAAATGATACTTATTCATTTCATTAGCGAAGAGAATACAGTCAAGATGACCTGACAGGCATTTATTTACAATAAAAGGAGGATAATCCTTCTTGAGAGATGGATCCTCCTCCAAAAGATTTTTCTTTGTAAAATTAATTGAGTTTAACCAATCCTTAAGTTCCATATCAAAGAATCAACTTTTTATTAGGTGTTGCAATTGGAGAAAAAATCTTTTCATAATTCTCCACTACATCATCTCTGGCATCACATTGATAAACAATAAATTGTTTGTCAATTGTCAATGTTGTCTTATCTTTTTGAAGAATAGACCAGGGCCCAAAACCAACTTGTCCAGATGCATTAGGAATTGCTACAAGTGGGTTCTCAATCTCAATAGTGTTTTCATCTTCATTGATGAGGGTAAAGATAACTTCTTCACCCGTGTTCATACGAAATACTTTAACGTTCATTTTAATAAATCATTTAAAATTACATTCAACCATAATTTCCGTCAACGCCGCCAGAAGATTAATTTCTTGATCTGCGACGAACGCAATTTGATACTGATACTTAGCAATAATAAGGACAGCAGCAGCAATACCAGGGCCGTCCAGGGCATTATAACAACCATCGTAAATGCGGCGAAGAAGTAAAGAAGGATCATTATCCAAGTTATTAACGACCCACTTCCGTACTTCAGAAAAGTTTTTTTCTTTGAGGTTTTTAAAGAGATCATCTGTTTTTACATCACTAAAGGTTGCTAGAATTCCAGTGTCAATTTTACCACTAACAGAATATCTTTGACACTCGTTAAGAACACGTCTCCAATCTGGGAAGTGTTTATTGATAAGTTCTACAAGAACTTTTGGATCATATTCCACACTCTCCGTCTCAAGTATAGACCGGAGACGGTTGAAAAACTTCGCTGCAAGTTCTTGTCGTTCCTTTCCTTTGAGGGAGAAGTCAATGACGGCACAACGAGAGTGGAGAGGTTCAATGATTTTGTTTTTGTAGTTACATGTAAAGACGAATCTACAATTACCAACAAATTCCTCTGTAAACGCCCTAAGGGCGAGTTGTACATCCGGGGTTGTGTTATCTGCCTCATCAATGATGATGACTTTGTGTTTAGCATCTGATGAAAGTGATACGGTCGAAGCGAAGTTCTTCGCATTGTTTCTGACAGTATCGATGAATCTACCCTCGTCGGATCCATTAATGACATAAACATCTACTCCAAGTTCATTACAAAGTGCTTTAGCTACGGTAGTTTTACCACATCCAGGAGGACCGGATAAGAGGAGATTTGGGACCTCTCCTTGTGTTAGGAAGTCCTTGAAGGTCTTTTTAATACCCTCTGGAAGGATACATTCTTCAATTGTTTGTGGGCGATAAGATTCACACCAGACGAAATGTTTTCTATCAATAGGAGACATGTTATAATAAATAAAAGGGTCTGTAAGTTTCAATAATGATTATATACAAAATAACCAATGAAATCAATGGTAATTTTTATATTGGAAAAACTACAAAAACTATTGAAGAGAGGTTTAGAAATCATCTCTACGAGTCATCATACAAAAGAAGTAACACTCCCTTATACAAGGCAATTAGGAAATATGGGAAAAATAATTTTACCATAAAAATTGTAGAATGTGAAGTTCCCGTATTAGAACTTGATGATAGAGAAAAGTATTGGATTGAAAAACTACAACCTCATTACAATCTAACTAAAGGTGGAGAGGGAGGAGATACATCAAACTCCCCAAACTTTATTCAATCAATGAAAGAATATCATAAAAGAAAACCAAGAGAAGAATATGCAACATATGGAATGTTGGGGAAAACTCAACCTAAATCATCAAGAGAAAAAGTTTCAAAGGCCAACTCGTATCCAGTAGTATGTGAAGGAAAAGAGTTTCAATCAATAAAAAAAGCAGAAGAATACTACAGAGCCTTAGGAACACCAAAATCTGTAAGGAAAAGAATTGATAGTCCCAAACATAAAGATTGGTATAGAATTAGACCTAAAAGAGTTATACACAGATAATTCATTACGACTCATCAATTTTCCTCAATTCAAAAGAACCGTCTTTACAGTCAATCCATTCTAACACATCTCCTTCTTTCCATCCAGTTTCTTGGAGAATTTCTTCTGTGAATGTCAATACTCCATCATCATCAATAGTCAATGTTGTTTTCATACCCATTCAGGTTTACGGTTAGGTAATCGAAGGTAATTATCCTTTACCCAAGGTTTAGATGCAATATACATCTTATACTTTGTATAGATATCAACAGTTTCATTATACTTGAACTCATCAGGTCCTGCAAACACAAAGGGTTTAGGACCCTTACCACTACGTCCTGTGGGATCTCCAGTTGGGAGAATGGTCTTAGCATGAAGTAGAGTACCTTCACAGGTATGAACCTTACCATACCTCAACGTATACTCCTTACAAAGGGCCAATCCATGAGACAAGAGCCACTGCCAGTTCATCACAAAATCATTTGCCCATATGGTACAGGGATGATTCCTAAAAGACCCTTTATCCGTCTTGTAGGGGGTTCCATCGACCTTAGGGAGGGTTCCAAACCCATGACCCCATTTCTCAGAACACACAATGGCAAGCATCTGACAGGTCTCTAAAGGCATCTTAACGATGTGTTTGTCAGGAAGAACCCTTGCAGATTCCCAAGGGTCCGGAGAAGTAATAAAAATATTCAAAATATTCATCCCAAAGGTCTCTTAAAAGTTTCAGAAACTAAATCAGTTGCACCCATGGCCTCGTACATATAAGTTGCACCAGACCTTGGATTTGTATGTTCACCACATGTAAACACATCACAGACTGCCATACCATTCTCAGGCCATGTGTGGATTGAGATGTGAGACTCTGCGAGAAGAGCAACAGCAGTAACTCCTTGAGGTTGAAATTTGTGAGATTGAATACCTAGAAGTGTACTCTCAGATAATGAGGCAGCATTTGTAAGGACATTACGAATATGTGCCTCATCATCCAATAACTCAAAAGGACAACCCTTTAATGTGAAGAGTATATGTTTCATCACCCAAAAGTAGAATCTGGTTCAAGAGCGATATAATAACAAAGATCGTGATTCTGACTCGTAAACCTAGAAAGAAGTTTGGAGGAAACTACAACATCATAGGTTCCAGGAAGGATCTTCAAATTCTCCTCTTTGAAATTAAATACAAAGTCGGAATCAGTTTCACCAACTTCGATATCAAATTTGTGAGAGGTATCGTTCTTCTTATCACGAACAACCAGTTTTACAATACCATCTTCACCAATAACAGAAATATCTGGAAGTTGATAAACAGAAGATGCTTTCTTAAGTTTCTCAAGTTGTTGACTTGTGATTACGAAACTCACATCTTCAGTGGGAAGTGAAATTTCTTTTTCAGGAGGAGAAACAATTACTGTAGGATCTGCAAAGAAGTACTTGGATCTCATCTTTCCTTCTTTGATGAGAACATACTCATTATTTGTAAAATCAAGATCTGGATTTGAGTGGAGGCTCAGACCATTCAAAAATTGATTGAGATCATAGATACCAAAATCTTTAGGAATATCTTCCGTAATTGTTGCTTCTGCAAGAATATTCTTCATAACAGAAATAGATCTCAGTTTGTTACCTTCTTTGAAAAGAATCGATTGATTGATCGAAGAAAAGTTTTTGAGAAAATTGACAGTAGTTTCAGACAGTTTCATGTTCATTGGTTGTAAGTTTCACGTTGTGCATTGCGATCGTTGAAATTCATGAGAAGAACTGCATAATGCATAACCTTCATGATGTCCATACGAGCAGTACCTTTTTTATCATATCGAGAAGCATACTTCAGAATGTTAGATCTACAGAATGCTTCACCATCACCACATGCCTCAATCAAATCCAGTGTTTGGATTTTATCATCACCAGCAGAATAGTGCTGACTGTAAGTTCCTCGAATATATTCAAGGAGTTCTTTTACAATCTCTTCTTCATTATACTTCCAGTGATTTGGAGGATTTAATTCTTCATTAACATAATTATTTTCGTTCATTGCATTTCCAATAATTTGTAAGTAATCATCACCACTACCATAAATTTCATCGTGGGTTTTCCAGTAATTGTCCCAGAATTCACTTTGACAATTTGATTCAGAGTTTTTCATATTAGATTATATCAAGAGAAGTTTTCAGAGTCAAGAGATCCTTTTTCAGAAGGCATTTGGAACTCAGAATCTACTTTATCATAAAGTTCCATAAAAACTTGTTTGGTTTCATCATCAAAACGATTCAGACATACCTGAATTGCTTTTGCTTTATCACCAAAAATTTCAAATGCTTTGATGATATGAACCAAACGACGAGTACTGATAATCTCGTCAATACCACCATCATAGAAGGTTTTACGAATAATGTCACCCCAATCTACAAGACGAGTGATGAAATTATCATCATTAACACCAAGAGACTCAGCAACCTTCATCAGAATCTTTGATTCATTGGCAGGAGTAGGATACTCTTGCTCAAAAGTTACAGGGAATCGTTCTAGGAATGCTTCATTGAGAACGTTGGTTCCAATAAATCGTCCATCATCTGAACCCTTACCCTTAGTGTTTGCTGTGGCAATAACGTTGAAACCATCTTTAGGTTGAACGAACTTACCAATCTTTTTCAAGAAGACTCCCTTACCTTCAAGAATAGATTGAAGACACAGAATCTTATTAGATGCCAAGTCAATCTCATCTAGAAGCAACACAGCTCCCCGATCAAGTGCCTCAATGACAGGACCATTGTGCCATACAGTTTCACCATTAACAAGACGAAAACCACCAATAAGATCATCCTCATCAGTTTCGATCGTGATGTTAACACGGATCAATTCCCTCTTGAGTTGTGCACATGACTGTTCAACCAGGAACGTTTTACCGTTTCCAGAAAGTCCTGTAATGAACGCAGGATAGAAAAGATTGGACTGAATAATCTTTTTAATATCACCGAAATTACCAAACTTGACGAAGGTATCATCTTTTTCTGGGATAAGGTTTTGTTCGATTGCAGGTGTTACTGCAGGAGAATTATAAGATACTTCCAATTCCTGAACTGATTCTTTTGTTACTTCAAGATTCCATTTACCACGACCGATTTTATAATCAGTCAGTTTGTTAGTAACCGTTTGATAGTTACATCCATTCATTGCACACCAGGCACGAATGTCACCAGATGTAACGTTTTCCCCGTAAAGGTTTTGAAGTGAACTGACAATGTATTCAGAAGAGATAGACATGATGAAGTAGTGGTTTTGTCCTACGAGTATATTATAACCCACAGGAGGGAGGTCTCCCCACCTCCTGTGACACTTATCAAAGTGGTCAACAAATCAGATCGATGAACTGATTTAGAACCTTTTTGTTCATTGATTTAGATTTCAAGTTTTTGATGAAAGCTGACTTAATTTTTGATTTAGAAGCTCCATCTTCAACATCAAAATTCGTATCAGTATTCAAAGAAGAATTTAACATACCAAAGTAAGAAGTATATCCAGAAGTTTTAATGTTACAAAATTTTTCTTTTTTCATTTTTTTATATTTATCATCACTAATGGAAGATTCATACCTATGAATGAATTTACTAAATTCACTACTTGTAAGAATACGAATTCCAATAAAATTTACCTGTGGAAATTTCTCCCTCAAGTCTTTCAACAAAACTTCTGTAAATTTATAAAATTCATATTCAATCTGGTAAGTGTGTCCTGTTTTACGATTTCGAAGATAACTTCCAATTTTAGGATAATGATTTCCAATTTCCGTAACACCATTATAAGTATAGGGACTAAAAAATGGAACAGAATTAGCTTCTCCATCCGTCAAAATAACACATTGAACTTTTTGAACCTTATTCTTCTTTTGAAATTGAGGAATAATCTCATGAAGACAAATAATAGACTCATTCAAAGGAGTTCCACTTAGAGAATAATTTGAAGGAATGTCATAGTAACCCCTACATGAATTAGAGTAAGCCAATCTCCAAAAATAAAGCATCTGCTTTTCAAGTTCATTCTTTTTCACATCACTGGTGAAAAAATGAATAAGATTCATATCTCTACCGATGTTCAACTTATATTCACCAAACTCCTGATAGGTGATGTCTTGCCATTTTTTATTATACCTTGAGCAATTTTCGTCGATGTAATTATTAGTAAAGGCATAAACATCAAAGGGAATTTTTACTTTATTACAAAAAATAATCAGATTGTAGAGTTGTTTAACAGTATCAAGAAGAGTATTTGACATTGAACCAGACCAATCAAGAATAAAAATCAATCCATGATTTTTACCATCAGCAAGAGTAGTAACTCTCTTGAATAGGTCTTCATTATATTTGTAAGTATGGAGTTTAGAACAATCCAAAACACCAGTTCTTGCAGTTGTGGCTCGTGAATAAGAATCTGCAGACTTTTTAGATTCAAACTCTTTCACCAAGTAATTCACTTCTTTTTGTGCAGAAGACTTGAATTTTTTATAATCATTGTCAGCAATACTATAATCTGTAGGTTTAGGCCAAAGATATTCTTCATAATATGAATCCCAATATTCTTTGGAAGTTGTCTGATCAGTAAAGAAATCTTGCAATTCAGAATAAACTTTGTTATTAGAAATTACAATTTCTTCAAGATTTACTTTAGGAACTTCAAAATAAACCGAATCACTGGAACTCTCATTCCCGTTCAGTTCCTGAACTCCATCACTAAAAGTACTATCAGTTTCAACCTTTGGTTCTTCATTAGTATCATTAGAACTATCTACACTTGAACTACTATCACCACCACTACTTGATTCAAGATTTTCATCTTCTCTCTTTTCTGCCTCCTCAATCATTTCTTCATGAGTCATACCATCTTCACCTTTACCAGATTTCTGATTGGGAGTTTCAATATCTGAAACTTTCTGTTGTTCAGATTTACAGTACTTGTACAGAACCTCAGCTGCAAGAACTGCATCTGAAAAAGTCTCACATTCAGAAATCATGTTGACAATTTCCATCTCCTCACCTCTTTGGATAGGAATATCAACAAAGTTACCAATCTTGAACCAAAGATTTACACGATCTGCAAGATTCATTTTAGAAAGATCTTCTTCTTCAAGACCAAAGAAATCATCTTCAGAAAGTTCTTTATAACCTCTGTAAAAGGTTTTTGAGATACCAGAATACCGACGTTTCATCAGTTTCTCAATACGAGCATCTTCAGTCACATTGACAAACTGTTTAGGAATCTTACCCTCAAAAGACCAATCATTAGGAGTGTAAAGTGCATGACCAACTTCATGACCTACAAGCATATCGTAGACATCATTACTGGCTCGTTTCCACATAGGAAGAGTCAGAATACGACGTTCAACATCAAATTGAGCCGTCTCAACATTACGATTCTCTACAATCAGATCTTCTGTTGCAAGAAGTTTAGCCAGCTGGGACTTGATTTCGTAATTGATCGGCATGGGTAGTTTTCTCCGTTACCCATATAATACCAAACTTCAGATCCTGCTGGGAGTTACCAGTGACAGTTTTTCATGTGTCCACTTGAGAACCATCTTCTGTCACCATCCTTGAGAATCCTTTGACCTTTTCAAATTTTATTACATCATCAAACTTATCTTCAAGACCATTTTTATGAGAAATGACAAAGATGTTAGCATCTTTAATCACATATCTAATAATTTTTAAGAATTCTTCAGTTCCAAATCCATCAAGAGAAGAGTCAAAAACCTCATCCATAATCAAAAGATTTGTATTTACAGAATTTTTAAATCTTGCAATCTCTCTCCAAGTGAAAAGAAGAGCTAAATCAATTCTCATTTTCTCTCCTTCAGAAAAAGAAGAATATGAAAAGTCTTCATGAATTGGAGATTCAATTGTTTCATTAAACTCATCATCGAGTTTAAAATTGATATAAAAGTCCATTAACTGGAGATACTTGTTCACCGATTGATTAATCAGTGGAAGATACTTTTTGACGATTAGAGATTTTACTCCACCGTCTTTCAGAAGATTATAAGAAAAATCATAATATGAAATTTTTTCTTTTAAATCGGCAAGTTGTTGGTAAGTATCTTCCAACTTTTCTCTGAAAGACTCTAACTTCTCATGTTCAGAATTTCTATTTTCAAGTCTGTTGGCAGTAGTTTGAATTTCTGATTCCAGTCTCTTGATCTGTTTCTGACATCCAGAGATGTTAGTATTGTTTTGATTAACGTCATTAAGTAACTTTCGAATAACTCCTGAAATAGTATTAAATTTTGACTCTCTCAACTCCTCTTTTTCAATTGCTTCTTGAAGTTCTTGAAATCCCTTCTGCAATTCTTGTGCTTTATCTTGAGAGTCCTTGATTCTATTTACACGAAATGATTCTTCAATATCTTGATCACAGGTAGGACATACAGTATTCTCAGTAAAAAATTTGTGTTCTTTTACGATGTTACTAATTTTTTGAGTAATCTTACCTTTACAGTTTCCATATTCTTTCAATTTAGAGGAAGCATCTTCAAACTCACTGACAATTGATGATTGAGTATCTACCTCTTCACGAAGATGATCATTATCTTGTGTATACTTTTCAATTTCTACATTGAGATCACTAATAACTTGACACTTTTCCTCAATATTCTTCTTACCTTCACTCAGAATCTCATCAATAAAGTTTTTTTGCATTTCAACTTTATCTTTAAGTGATTCTTTTTTCAATTCAAAGGTTTTAATTTCATCTCGAATTGTTCGAATCTTTTCCTTGATGAGAGTATTCATCGATGAAAAAATCTTAATATCCAAAAGATCTTCCACAACTTCTCTTCTACTCGAAACAGGAAGTTGCATAAAAGGAACAAAAGTGGAAGAACCAAGAATTACAATTTGAGTAAAACTCTTATAGTTCATCTTTAAGACATTCTGTTCCAACCACTTTTGTTGATCAATGGCAGAGTGTGATTGATCTAACTCTTCACCATCTCTATGAATTTTAAAAATATTAGGTTTAATTCCTCTCTCAATTTTCCACTCAGTTCCATTCAAATCAAATTCAATTTCTACCAAACAATTCTTCTCATTGGTAGTATTGATGAGTTGATTTTTATTAATCTTACGGAATGACTTTCCATACAAAGAAAAAGTCAATGCATCAAGAATAGTTGACTTGCCAGCCCCGTTTGTTCCGATAATAAGAGTTGTAGAAGTTTTATCCAGTTCAACTTCTGTGAAATGTTGCCCGGTAGAAAGAAAATTACGCCAACGAATATTTTTAAATGTGATCATCAGAGGTATCAATATCAGGAGGAATTACAATATCATTAGAAGTTATAACAGTATATCTGTGCCCATGCATTTCACAAGTTTTTATCATCACTTCATCTTCAATTTCAAGAACTTTCATTTTAGGATAACCCATATCTTCCAGTTGCATTACATATCTGGTAGCATCATCTTCTTCTTCAAAAATAAAAAGAACTTCTTCATTATCCTCATCAATGAGAGAATAAGCTCCCTTCTTTTCTTTACCAGCAACTGTAATAATATACATTACCCTAATTCACACGCTTCTTGATATATTTCTCTGATAATTGACTGGATGTTGGATTTATCGAGTTCAGTATCAGTCTCTTGTATATATCTATCAAGAATAGAAAGTGTATCTTCAGATTCAAAAACTTCACTTTGTTCTTCAGTAAGAGAAGAAAAGTCAAAATTTTCTACAACCTTCAAATCAGCAATTCCGGAAGAATAAAGTTTATCAACAAACTTCTCAAACTTTTTAATATCACTCTTCTTACGAACAATAAGTTTGACAATTTTATTCTTGTATTCTGAAGTATCGAATATTTGATAATCTTGATCTTCGTAATAGATATTGTAAAAGATACGATAAGGATTATTTACCGGATAATGTTCTAGAGTTTCTGTATCAAAAACAGTAAATCCTCTTGGATCATTTACATCAGTCCAATAAATTTCATAAGGATTTCCTAAGTAGAATATTCTTCCGTTGTCCGATCTAGTGTGATAGTGACCGCTGAAGACTTTGGTGAACTTGTCAAATAGTTTGCTCTCCATACCATGATCCATGGTGATTTGTTTATTAATTCTAAATCCCTGGAGCTCAAGGTGCCCCATCGCACACTTGCAAGATGTCTTTTGAATAAGTTTTTCAGTTTGATTTTGATTTTGTTCATTAATCCAAGGAATAAAAAGTGTTTTCAGATTTCCAAGTTCAACTTCTGTTGCAGAAGAATAAACTTTAACATTATCATACTCTTTGAGTAGAAGATTTATTGCATTGATTTCATTTGTGTTTTTATAGTAGGCATCATGATTACCAACCATCAAGTGAACTTGAATTCCTCTTTGTTTAAGAGGATTAAAAACAACTCTTTTTGCCCAATCAAGAGATTTAAATTCAATACCTTTCCTACTATCAAAAGCATCACCCATATGAACTACAGTATCAATACCTTGTTCATCTAGAGTTGGGAAGAAAGTATTTTTATAGAACTCCTCAAAATAATCATGAAAGAGTTTAGAACCCTTTCTAGCACCATAATGAGTGTCACTCAAAATACCAATTTTCATTTTCCTCCTTTTTTCCTATTTTCTTTTTGAGTAATTACTTGTAGATTGTCTGGGTGATGAAGTCCGCCCTTACATATTGGAATAATATGATCGACCTCATAGGGAATGCCTGTCTCTTCAGTCAATCGTTTTGCTTCAGCATATAACTCCAGTATAACATCCTTTTCTGCTTCAGTCAGGTCTGGAGTTTGGTTTCTCACCTTCGCTCTCCTATTTGCTGCTCTGGCGTTTACTTTCTCTTTGGGTACCCTCAACCACTGTTGTTGATACTTTTCGTAGTTCTTTTCCCTCCAGGCTTTTTGTTTCTTTAATTGATTCTCCTTTGTTCTATAAGGTGCCATCAACTCCTTATCAGCAAGTTTCTTTAATCCTGCTTCCACCACACACTTACAGCAACCATAAGTTGAAACATACCTCTCATATGTTCCACATTTCTTACATGGAGTGGCAGAGAGGTATCTCTTCTTCCCCTCTGATATTGCTTGGTCTCTGTTCTTTTTACTCTCAGCAGGATATTGATTAGCCATACAGCACCATAGTGTCTATATTATATAGAATTATAACACATTATGGAGCATCTGTATGCTTTGGTTTGAATTCTTTCATTGGTTGTGATCCAGTCAAGTCTCTACGAGATTGATTCTTGATTACAATGAAGGCATCTTTGTTATACTTACGAGTACCAATTGGTGATTGCCACTTCTTATTATACTCTTCACCGACATCAATACCAGAGACTTGAGTTCCACCAATCTCTACATCGATTTCGTCACCATACTCCCAACCAAGTTTCTCAAGTACAATAGCAAGTTCACCAAGCATTTTACCTGGATACGTTACAGTCTCATTCATGACATTTTCTTCTGGTTCAAGATTTCCAATCATTAGTATCTAAGCTTAGTGTGTACTGCATCTTTGATTGAATTGTAGTCGGAATAGTTATCACTGTCAAGATCATTAGAATCGAAGACTTCATCAAATCCAGTCTTCTCAAGGATTTTATTCTTAATCTCAAGTTGTTTTTTCTCCTGAGAGATTCTTCTCAGAAATGCATAGTAGATAATTTGAGTAAAATATGCAAAAGGATTTTTAGATTTCTCTGGATTAAAATTATGAATATATCTCACACAATTTTCAATACCATCACAAATCATATCATCTTTAAACATATAATTCACAAAGTTTGGTTTATATGAAAGATGATTTGCAATCTTTAGAAAACACTCACCAATGTATCTTGGAATTGGAGGTTTCGGTTTATCATTTAATTTAGCTCTTTCAACCTCTGCAAAATAATTCTCAAGTGCATTTAAAAAATCTTTATTATTAACGTAGTGTTCGGATTTTTTTGGTCGAGCCATTTTTGAATATGAAGTTGTATTGGTTACCATAATATAGTTTTATATCTTGACATCAGTATAACAGATATGTTGATACTTATCAAGTATTTGACAGATACTTAAAATATGAGTAGAATACCTTTGTCTGGTTTGAAGGGATTGCTTTAGCTTTTATTAAAGAGCTTCTCTAAGACTTCTTTAGTTTCATTAACGTTACCAAGATATCCCATCTTTCTACTTGGTTTAGAATAATTACCTTTACTTACTTTACGAATATACTCTTGATAGTAAAGGATCATATCAATGTCATTAGATTCAGACATTGTTAAGACATCATCCATGTTGATGATGAACATGTCTTCCTTAGAACTTTTCAACCATGGTTCAAACCTGTATCCCGTTACTTGGCCTCTGATTGAAATTTCTTCCATCATAATAGGATTTGAAATAATCAACATTGTTCTGCTATCTTCTTCAGAAGCAGCTACTTTACAGAATATTTCATCACCACATTTTAGTTTAATTGTTGCATAAAAATCATCTTCAATCATACAATCTCCTCCTATTCTTTTAAATTGATCGATATAATGTCATAGTTAAATTGTTCTGAAACATAAATTTTGATACGTTCAATAAAATGATTTAATGTATAATTCTTTCTCGATCCACTACTGATGTCATCAGCAATATCATAAAGTTTTGCTTTCACTTTATCTTTGCCTTTTCTTAGGACTCTACCAATACTTTGTAAGTTTCTTACTCTAGATTTTGATGGAGAGGCAAATATAACATTGTGTAAGTTTTTAATATTAATACCAGTACTAAATGTTCCAAAAGATGCAACAATGATAGCATCTTTTTCATTTTCAGTAATTTTTCTAACTAACTCCCTGTCTTCTGCATCTACACCGCCATGGATGAAGAAGACTTTTCTTTTATCAGATACTTTTTTATTTATCATCTCATAAAGAATAGCTCCATGAGTTTCTACTCTCGTATAAAGAACAAGAGTATTTCCCTTCAAATCAACAGATAAATTTGAAATGAATTTGTTTCTATTTTCATGACTGATAAGATATTTAATCTCATCCTCATAAGTTTCAAACTTCTGTGGTTTGTGTTTGAGAATTAAACATTGAATATCTAAAGTAGCTAAGTGACCCTCATCAATTAACTTCTTAGTTTGAGTAACTTTGTATGATGGTCCAAACAATCCCTCTAAGACCCATTTATGGGTCTGTGTGCCGTCTAAAGTTCCTGTGAACCCATATCTATACTTTGCATGATCTAACTTGTCCATAATACCGATAAGAGACTTACTTTTGAACAAGTGTGCTTCATCACCAATGACTACATCATACTCTTCAAAGAAATTTCTATCTAACTTATAAACAGACTGCCAAGTTGTGATTGTTACTTCATTTGTATTAATTCTTTCTCTACCTGCATAAATTCTGTGACAATGATTTTCTGCATCCCATCCATAATCTTGGAAATCCTTAAACATCTGTTCTACAAGTGATGTTGTTGGAACGACAAGAAGTATCTTTTTACCTTTGGATACAAAATATCTTGTGATTGAATAAATCATCAACGACTTACCAGAAGCTGTTGGTGAAATAAGAAGTTTTCGATTATATCTTAAAGCATCATAAACAGCTTCAATTTGATAATCTCTTGGTTTGAGATCTGTAATTGAATACATGTAATCTTTTACGCCTTCCATTGAAATCATTTCATTGACTTCAAATGGAGGACCATAAAACTTATTATCTTGAAAAGAATAAGAATATCCCGAACTCTCACAAAAAGCTACAATTTTATCAAGAAGACCAACATAGATTCTTTTAGTCTTCATGTTAAAAAGATGAACAAATCCATCCCAATACTTACTCCGATATTGAGGCATGAATTTTTTATTAGGAACCTCAAAAGTAAATCGGTCTCTTAACTCATATTCAATATGAGGTTCCGTTGTAATCTTCAGGTAAATCTCATTTACCTTTTGAATCGTCAAATCAGCCATACATATAGGTTCTCACCTACACGTATTTATTACATATTTCTAAATCTATCTTCCAATATAATTCTGTAAAAATGATCTCTCATTGAAATTAAATCTTCTTGCTCTTCTGGTTTTCCTCCAGACCATTTTTGAACTGCTTGGGACAGACCGGTATGAATGATACGGACGGCTTCAATCGGTAATTCTAAATTATAATATTCCTCTTCCATCACCCTAAACCTGAAGAAAATCTCATAAACTCAATTGCATTCTTAATATGATAAGTTCTTTGAGATATCATCTTTAGAATTTCTTCCAGATAGTTTTGCATCGTGATATAATAATCAATCTTCAACGAAATTCCTGAGAGTTTAGTATCTGCATCCAAATACTTTTCCATAGCTGACTTATCCCTAACCTTCTTTGGAAAGGGGTCTTTGACATAGACTTCTGGGTCTGCTTTTCCGGAGTAGTATTCATATCTTTCATGCCTTATATTCTTTTTTTGTTGTTCTGCCTTTTTTCTTAAAAGATTTATGTTATTGTAAAGATCAAAATACTTGGAATGTAGAACTGGAATATTCAAAGATTCTGTATGTAAATTATCAGGATCAATATTCGAATCCTTTTCCCACATCTTTTGAATCGTATCAAGATCAATCATTAGCAACAAGAAGTAATTTCATCTATATTGTAGATAGTATACTTGAAAGATACCACAGCTGTAAAGTATTCTACATTAGTTTGTGTTGCGTCAAACTCAAGAGTAGAAAGACGATATGGGAAAAGATTCTGAAACTTAACCTTAAATTTAGGTTGATTCGATGAATCGAGAACAGTTAAAGTACCATCAGAATATAAATTTAATTGTTCTGTATTTTCACTTCTGGATTTAATTGGTGTATTTTCTCTTTGAAATTCATAAATTTGTTGAAGACTTTCTGGAAATCCAATTCCACGAATCCAGTTTTGAATCTCCATATAGTTTTCAAGACCTTCATCAACTAAGAAACTAAAGGTCAAATCTTCAAATTCAATAATTTCACCTGGCAAAGGTATTGGTGTCAGATAATTTGGTTGAATAGCAACACCCAAATCCAATGAAGGAATATTTACAGACTTACCGAAAAAAGATATCTTTGGTGCTCTATTGACTTGAAACCTAAAACCTGTTGGTTGTAAAAAGTTTCTATTTTCAATTTGTGTAGCTACAGGCTTTTGTAATGCCATTGAATCAATTATTTTTAGTTATTTATAGATGGGCATAAAAAAGGAGACCCGAAGGTCTCCAGTGAAAATGTGAACAATCTTCACATTAAATTTTTGACCGCAACACGTCTGTAGTAACGGTTGGAGTTAACACGGAGTCTACCGAGTCCCTGAGTGGTTCCTTCAGCGAATGGGTTAGCGACCAAACCGTAACGGGTCTTGAAGCCAATCTTGGGCTGGAAGGTGTTCTCACCGACGGCACGAACCATCTGGAGAGGAACATAAGGACAATAGAACAGACCTGCGTCATAAGGTGAAGAACCCTTATAACCAACAACGTAGTACTGATTACCAGAGTTGGAAGCCGAGTTGGCTGCACTCAGGTTAGCTGCGTATGGGTCAATATAAACACGGAACTTACCGTTGATTGTACCGGCGAAGGTGTTACCTGCGTCGTCAACATTCAGGTTAGCGTTCAGTGCTGGGGTGTAATCGAGGATACCAGCCATGGTCAGAGCGGAAGCAACATCTGCGGAACACAGAATCATGTTGCCCTTTCCACGACGAGTTCTTTGTGCGATCGCGTTAGCGTCTCTCTCGATTTGGAAAAGAAGTCCTTTGAACTTCTCAACAGACCAACGACCGTTGGAGTCAACGTCAAGGTCAAATACACCAGCAGTAGCGGTGTTAGAAACAGCACCCTGTTCAGCAACCTTATAGATGGTTCTGATAACCTCACGGTTGATTTCAGCCAGAATCTCAGTTGACAGGATGTTTGCCAACTCAGCTTCAGCGTTCAGACCGTGGATTGCCTTAAGGTCTTGTGCCAGTTCCAAGGAGTACTCAGCCTTGAGTGCTCTTGACTTAGCGGTGACAGTAACTTTCTCAATCGAGAAAGCCATCTGGTTGAAGTGGTCGTTAGTACCTACACCCAGATTTTCAGCGTCACCAGTAACCATACCCTGACCAACGTCATAGGCGGTTGAGGTAGCAGTACCAACAGGGTTAAGAACTGAAGGGTTAGTACCAGACTGAGCAGTTGTACCCAGACCAGCGGTAACGTCAGAGAAACCTGCGGTAAGGTTGAATCCATCGTCCTGACCAGAGAACGCGGAATCAGCTTCGTTATAGAATGCTTCGTCTCCAGACTGATTTTCATATCTGGATCTCATTGCGAAGATCAGTCCAGTAGGACCGTTCATTGGTTGGACACCTGCCAGGTCATATGCAACCAGGTTAGGCATCGCACGTCTGATCAGGGAGATCAGTACGGGATCGAAACCTGCGGTAGGACCAGCAGCTTCCGAACCACCACCAAATCCACCGGAAGCACCAGCGGCGTTACCGGAGTTGGTTGGGGTTTCCATCAGGTTGATACCTGACTGGAATGCTTGCTCCTCACGGAGGAATTTTTCTTGGTTTTCGAGCAGGACAGCGGTGACAGATCTACGATGAGAATCTTTGATTGGATCAAGACCCTCATAATCGAGGAGAGGACTCCACTTTTCCTGCAGATGTTCGGATTGGAACATTTGCTTTACCTCTTAAAAGTTTAGTGGTTTGTTTGAATTAATATTAAATTCACTTCTTGAATGCACCTAAGGTTCTCAGATACGCATCCATGCCGGTAGAAACAGGAGCTGGAGTAGAATCTACTCCTTCTGAGAGTGTTTGTGGTGCTTCAGACTTATTTGCGGGAGTTCTGGAGAAGTATGACTCCTTCAGAGTTTCCAGCTTTTCACGATATTCTTCTTCACTTTCAAACTCAACACTTTCGGCAAGTGAAGCGAGCTTCTCTTTCTGTGTCTCTGCGAGACCTTCAGAAATCTGATCTAAGATATTGTCTGCAACAGACTCAGCGAGTCTCTTGTTCAGTCCAATATTCTTCTCAATCTGCTCGTTGAGTTTTGTCTCCATATCATCAAGTTTTTCTACCATGCTCTCAACTACATCATATTTCTCTTCAGGGATTGTTACATAATGTTCTTCAAAAAGACCCTTCATTCCTGAAAGGAATGATTCGGTCATTTCGGTCTTAAGACCATGTTCTACAGCTAACTCATTCTCGGTCATCCATTCTTCACAGACGTATTCGAGATATGCGTCAACTCTTTCGGTCAAAGACTCTTTAAGTCCCTCTTTTGCTTCGTCCAGTTTTTCTTCGTACTGAACTTCAAGAGTTTCTTGGATTTCTTTGATTTTAGAATTCAGAGCCGCTTCAAAAATAATCTTAGCCTTTTCTCTGAACTCTTCGGAGAGTTCTTCACCACCAAGAAGTGCGTTAACATCTTCTTCAATATCGATAGACTCTTCAACTTCAGATTCAGTTTCGAGAGTTTCCTCTTCGATAACTTCTTCTTCGGTTTCAGTTTCTTCTTTGGTAGTCTTCATTGGTTCAGCTGGCTTAGCCCCACGATTCACAACGTCCTTAACGGTCTTAATCTTAGGCTCATTAAGTTTTGCTGAATCATCATCAGGTCTATAGTTTTCAGGTGTTGGTCCACCCAAATCTTCATAAGAACCTGATTGACCAGGTGTTACGTTATCGACGTGCTGCATTGGCTCAGCTGGTTTTGCGTTCGCGTTCACAGCAGTTTTAGATTGCTCCATTTCTTGTAAATCTCCACGAGACATTTGAAGTTACTCCGATTAACCTATTTTAATCTATATTTATTTATAAATTGTGTATTTTACTATAATTAAAGATTATTTAAAAAGTCATTAAATAAATCAAGTTTCTGTTCATCAAGTTGTTTTTGAGTGACAAGAGTGTTAATATGTTTGTAAGTCTTCTTAGCCAGTTGTTCTCTCAGAATTCCTCCTTCCCATATCCACTCTTTACCTTCCATAATTCCTTCAACAAATGCATCAGGAGCAGAAGGATCAGCTACGATATCAGCTGCTGTTGACAACATAAAATCATCACCAACAATATTGACACCCTCTCTTGTGGCTCTCAATGACCCAATGCCTCTTGATGAAACACCAAGTTTTACACCCTCTGAAATAAGTGATTCTGCAATCTTACCCATAGGTGTATTGAGAATCTTTGCCTTTCCGATAAAATTGTTTCCACTTTCTTTCAGTGAAACAATTTTATGAGAAACTCTGTCGAGATTAACAGTAGGTCCATCAGGATGACCAAGTTCTCCTAAAGCTCTTCCCGACTGAATATGATTTTCGTTGTATCTTTGAACTTCCTTACGGAGAGTACTCATTGGATACATACGACCATTTCTATTTTGAAGGTCTCCTTGAAGAAAGATACCCTCAATAAACATGGACTTTTTACCGTTGTTTTCTTCTATAATGAAGTCAACGGTTTCGATTTCTTCTCTGATGAGTTTCATTGGTTTTCTCAGGAATCTTGGACTTGTTGAATGAATGCTGTGCCAGTTCCAGAATTTGTTTTAACTGCCACTTTAATAGACTTTCTCAGTTCCGCATAAGGTGCATTGAATGCGGTTGCAACTCCAGAAGAATTGTAATTAATTGTCACTCTAGTATTAAAATATCCACCAACATTCGAAGTGGTATTGATATCCGAAAGAATTTGGTGGGTAAAATCATAGTAAGATTGACCATTCACCGTCAAAGTAACCGCATCACCAATATCAAATGGACAACCAGTTCCTTCTGGAAAATCAATAGTTGTGGTAGAACCAGTAGTAATACCAACAACTCTTTGTGAGGTGATAGGTCCTATGGTAATTACATCACTCTCATTTGACGAAACATAATAATGAGTAGCAGCTGCTGTTGGATTTGTTCCAATAGCAACATGAACTCCAGCTCCCTCTGCTACAACTCTGAGTGCATCAGATTGTTGGGATATTGCAGAAGACTGTGTTGAAACACCACTTGTAGCTATAACTTGGTTGTCACCAACTGGTTTGAGTGCGGCCATTATTCTAAATTATACAATAGTCTTATAGTATCTATTTATTATTCTTCTTCAGTTCCCTGTTCGAAATCTGTTTCTTGATCAGATTCTACATCACTGTCGAAAATTGAATTTGCAACTTGAGGTCTAATCGCTTCAATTTTTTCAGCTGATTTTGAGAAAAGAATATCTTTAATTTTATCACTGATTTGTGAAGGAGATTCATCTTTCACAAGTAAGTCCATTAATTCTTCCATTGATATTAAAAAATAACTCTAATCTATTTAGATTTCACCACCAGCTGGAGTTTCTGGGGGTTCAGGATCTTTAGGTGAAGTAGGTGCTTGAATTGCATCTGATGTAGATGAAGTGGGAGCAGATGTCTCAGGAGGCATTTCACCTTCCGAATCAACCAATGCATTTGGATCAGGAATTATTCCGTTCTCAATTTCTTTTTCAATTAACATATCCTGTTCAATAATTTCCTCGTCAGTTTGTCTAAGAATATTTCTTCTCAAATAATCCTGTGAATAATATTTACCCACATAAGGTTCTGCAAGTTGAGCAAGATTGAGTCTTTCAGTTGTCAATTCCGCGTTCTTAAGTTCTGCGAAGTGATTATCATAAACAAAATCATATTGAATATGATCTGCCATATACTCCCAATCTTCAGGGGTTACAATGTTTTTCAGTAGAAGTTGAGTCTTCAACATATCATTGAACATTGAAGAAAATCTCTTCCTCATTCTTCCAACAAACTTGGAGAATTTAATCTCATCTCTCAAAATTTCTGAAGAACGACCAAGTGAAAATCCACCCTCTCCTTGAATTCTAGTTTCAGGAACATTTAAAGCTCTATATAACTTTCTCTGGAAATAATTGATATCAGTAATTTCTCCGAGATTTTGTCCACCAGGAAGTGTAGTAATTTCTGTTCCTCTACCACCTTCTCTTCTAGGAAGCCAGAAGTCTTCCATCATGGACATAAACTTCTTATCATCACGAACTTCTCCAGTGTTTGCATCATAGACAAGTTTATTTCTATAACGTGTCATTACATCACGAAGATATTGTTCCGCTTTGATCTTAGGAAGATTACCAACATCAATATAAAAAATTCTTCTTTCTGGTGCTCTTGATAATCTGTAAATGACAAGAGAATCCTCAATCATCATTAGTTGATTGATTGGTTTAATTGCTTTATGTAACCAAGAAAGAGTCAAACCCTTATTTCTATCTACTAGACCAGAGGTGCAATAAGTGATAGAATCACGAGTCATCTTGACTCCTTTTTTGGAAGAACCAAAACTAGATACACCACCACCAGTATTAGGGGTATAGATGAAATATTCTTCTATTTCTGGAAAGTTATAACCTAATTGATCACTATTCTGATATTGACTTTGTGCTGACTGAATACTGTCTTTTCCAGATTTTTTAATTTGACGAACATAACGTATCTTTGACGCGTCAATATATCTCAGTTCTTGAATACCAGCCTGAGGATTTTTTTGATCGATTACTTTATTATAATAAAGTCTTCCGTCAATATACCAATTTCTAAAAATTTCATGAGACTTCTTATCAAAATCAAGAAGTTCAAGAATATATCTAAATTCTTCTCTTACTTTCTTTTTGATATTATCACTTGCATTTAAATTGGAAAGTTCAATTTGAACTGGGGAATCATTCGTATCTGATACAATAGCTTCATTAACAATATCTTCAATAGCACTATCACACTCTGGATAGAGTGCCATAGTTCTATATCTTCTAATTAAATCGGATTCATTTCTATAAACGCCTTCAATATCTACATAACTACCAAAAAAACCACTGCTAACATAATTCTCCGATCCATCCTGATTGTTAGGAGGGACCGGAGAAACTACACTAGGTGGCGTTTTTTCGTTATCTTCAATTGAAAAACCAAATAATCTCGCCATTTCAAATATACTAGAAGTCCTTCTAGTTATTTATGAGATTAGATATCAGGATATTGTTGGTCCTTCACCACCAGAAACTTCGAAGGTTTGTACCTGGAAGGTTACATCGAACTGTTCAATGGCGTTTCCTTCATCATAACTTACAGAAATTTCACTAACTGAACTTGGCCAGATGTCAACAAACTTGTACTCTCTAAGAGTGACCATGTTTGAACCATTGGTTCTAGCAGAGGGGCTATCACCTCTACCAAGTTGTCTAACATAAGCATTGGTCATATATGAAGCTGGTTCAGTAGCACCAGTACCATTATCAAGTTTACCCAATCCATTTGCCCACTGTTCAAATACACTTCTAAACTCGAAGTTTTCATCGTTGATAACAGTTACAGTCCATGGATCAACTGTTCTGTCACCAGCAACTTTGAAGTTTCTTCCTCTAAAAGGAACAATGACTTCAGCGATATTTGAAGCTGGAAGATTAGAAGCTTTACATAAGAACTTGAAAGTTTCATCATTGATTGATGTTTGAGCAGCTTCTGGAAGAGCTGGAATTGAAACCTCAAATAAATTGGGGCGGGCGCCACCGCCCACCAGTTTTGATTTAAAATCTGCGAGACTTGCGTTTGGCATTGTTAGTTCCTCCTAAATGTTTTTATAATTTAAAAAATCAAACAGTACCAACAACTTCTTCGAATGCAACACCAGTACGAGTTGCTACGAAGGTCAATGTAATATAATTGATAGACTTGGTTGGCTTCAAGTAAATATCAGCTCTAAATTCATTATTATCAATAACTTCAGGAGTATTGTTTGAAGTGTCACAAACAACTAAGAAGTCGTAAAGACCTCTCTTAGCCTGAACATCACGGAGGTAAGGTTCAACGATGTTAACAAAGTTTGCTCTTGTGTTCTCATCATTCAGTTCGAAGAGTTGAGTTTGAGCTGCCTCTTCGAGAGCCTGTTCAACAGTCAAGAACAATCTTCTAACATTGATTCTGTCAAATGCCGAAGAATAACCAAGAGCTGTCTTATCTCCGAAGAGAACCACTCCAGAACCTTTTCTGTTAATGATAGAATTAACTCTTGCTGGATAGAGAAGATCTCTTTGAGACTTATCTGGATTATAAGCCAGTTTAACAGCGTTATTCAGAACACCTCTTTGTAATCCAGCTGGTGAGAACCAAGGATAAGCCAGAATTCCAGTTCTAACCATCAGACCAGCAACGTCACCGTTAGTTGGAATATAACGGAACTCATTGTTAAATCTGTCATAAGTATACTTATATCCACTATCAAATACAGCGTATGAAGAAGATTGTAATGGACTAAAGAATCTCAGAAGATTTGTTGTTTGAGTTGTTGAATTTGTAACATTGACGATGTTAGCTCTGTGTGGACCAACTGTAGCAACACAGTCCTTTCTACCTTCAGCTATAGAAATCAAGAGATTTGCCTTAGCTTGTGATTCACTCTCGTTTGAAAGTCCAGGGCCCATTATCAGATAATCAACAGCTTCATCATCTTTATTTGAGAACAATCTATATGAGGTAGCTAGATTACCTAAAGTTGCCTCCATTCCACCGGTTCCACCAATTTCTGGAACATTTCCAGAATAGTCTTTACCACCACCAAAATCATAAGATTTATTACCAATAGCACTGAATACAGTATCTTGAGCTGTTTGACCCCAAAGACCTTCAGCGGTTGTATACTTCACATAGTTAGTGGAGAAACCAACAGCAAGAGGTTCAGTATTCCAGTATGAATCAGCTGCATTTGATGGACTATATCCAGGGAAGATTTGTGTAGAATTTCTTGCAACAAAGTCCTTATAGTAGATCTTCGTTGGATTATCTGCGTTCGCCCCAGCATCAACTGCTTTGGAGAGGAACAAATGCTTCTCTAAGATATTACCTTGAATACCTGTAATTGATCCAGTGTCGTCATAAACTACAACGTGAATCGAATCACCTCTACCACTTCTAGAAGTGGAGTAATTTGAGGAGATTGGTCTAGGAGCGATTGACTTCCAATAAACAGTTGAATTGGTAAGACCAAGAGTTTGTTCGTTATACCAATCTTTTTCAGTAGCTACAGTAGCTGTTCCGGCGTTTGCTCCGGCGTTTGTCCAGAATGTCAGTGAGTCACTAACTTCAAAAGAAGAATTTGTATCATTCTCCCTATAAGTAATTGGATATTCTGTACCAGCTGTCGAAACTCTGGAAAGAATTTTAACGTTAATAGTACTATTACTATTTGTAGAATCAGTACTAACACCAGTAATAATACCTTTCAGATATCCATCAAATGTTGATGTTGTACCAGCACCAGGAAGAACAGTACTTGAAAGTGGTGATGTAACACCATAACCAACAGTAGCACCTAAACCAGCAAGACTATCTGTTGTGATACCAATAATTTGGTCAGCTGCGTCGTCAATGACACAAACTCTCATTGAGTTTGACCAAGAGCCAGGGTTTCTAGCTGCCCAGTAATAAGTAGTGTCGTTAGTGTGATTAGCTTCGTAATCATCATAGTTTGTGATGTTAAGTGTTCCAGTCGAAGCGACTCCAACACCAGCATTACCGTTTACAAGATTATCGTCGTTTGTTCTTACAACCTTAAGAACCCCTCCATATGAAAGGAAGGAAGAAGCACTCATCCAGTATTCGTACTGTCTGTCAGTTCCAAGGGGAGTACCAAAAGTATTGATTAACTCTTGCTGATTGGAAACTTGAATTGGTTCGTCAACAGGACCAATTCTGAAGGGACCAGCAATAGCACCAATGTTATCGAGGACATTATTGCCTCTACCAACTGTTAAATCAACCTCTCTGACGAGTACGCCTGGAGATAATTGAGGAGTTGCCATGTTTTTCTCCTTTAGGATCTCAGTTTATCTAAAAATATTTAGAAAAAATAGACCTTTCAGTGGGGAAATGTGACGTGAACCTACCAATCGGGATAAAGCCAATCATTCTTACACTTTTTATTTTGTATTATCCTCTTCTTTGTACATTCTTTACACTCATAGGAGTAAGAAGATGCTACTGGTCCTCTATCTTTACGAATTCGATAAAAACCATCAATTAAATTTTTTTCTTCTCCACATGTTCTACATTTCCTATCATTGAGTAGAAGATGACCTAATTTTATTTGTTTGTCTAAATCCATTAGTAATTCCAGAGAGTCCAACCACCTGCGGTATTTCCGTATTCATCCATCGTAGATGAAGTCGTCCATCTGTCACCATCAGCATCAACAAATGTAGTATCATCTAAACCGTCATTTAGAAAACCAAAAGGTGCCATATCTTGGTCAATTTGATTTTTTTGTTCCTCGTAAATTCTTTTTCTGACATCCTGGTCAGTGAGTTCCTTAAAATAGTCCTGAGCAACTAACCATGCATAGATGACTAAACACATAGCCAAGTCATCATTACAACCTTCTTCAGCTTCAAAAGAATTTTTTTTCTGAATGAAAGTCGTAAGTTCCGATATGATATCATAATCACATAGTAAAAGTTTACTTTCCTCAATCATTGTTTTGAGATTGAGAGATCCAACTTTCTTCACAGTCTTAGACATCTTGACACCTAACTGTGTCTTTTTACCAGAGAAACCCTGACCGACAATCTGTCCTGCTCTACCCCTCATAGAACACATTAACAAATTCTGATACTCAAGATCATACTGAAGAATACTTGCTACCTGATCCCCAATATCATTTACTTCACATAAAATAAATGCATCGTTATATTTTTTTGCTACCTCCCAAATTACATTTGGAAATAACATTGGTTTAATCTCATTATTTCTATACTTTGCAACAAGTTTATGTGGGAACTTTGAAATATCAACAACTACAAATGCAGAATAATCATTACCAACTCCTCTCGCTACGTCAACAGTAATAATATAATCATGACCACTGATTACACTTTCATAAATATCCAGACTTGCACTTTTTTGAATTGGATTTTCGTAAACAAGACTTTTAAGTTTACTCGGAGCAATCAGAGTATCAACAGAACCTAAAAACTCGCAATTATGTGAAATTATTTTATTGGTAATGTATAGGTTTTCTTCTCCTACATCCAATAAATCATATAGGTATATTCCTTTCTCAACTATTTCATTATAAACAACTTTTTTACCTTGAATAATATCATCAAGTCTCAAAGAAGATGCCTTCACCTTCTCACTACCGAATGAATGGTTATCGGAACATTTTATTTCACTTCCATCATCAAAAATAATCCAATGATAAAATGGTTTGAAAACTTTTTGTATTCCACTAAATGATTGAAATCCAGTTGGTGTCTTTACTTTTATATCAT